ACTATAGTCCGAGCGAAATTAGTTACCTTCCGCTAGACAAGTCTGGCCAACTTATCCCACAAAGTTTTAATAATGGCGGCCCAATACGCAGACAAGAAGGCGGCGGGATTGAAGCGGTTATGCCCACGGACCTTGGTGCTTTAGTAGAGCAACCCCCTATGCCTATGCCCGCGCCACCCCCTATGCCTATGCCCGCGCCACCCCCTATGGCAGAAGAACTTGGAAACGTCCAACAAACTGCGGAGACTTTCGGGGAACAAGAAGGCGCTCAATACGTTATGAATATGATGGAGGGTTTAAACGCTGCTGAAGAAAGCGGCGATCCTGAACAAGCTATAAATGCGTTGCGTGGAAATGAGATGCCTATATCGGAACGCTATGAAGAACTAGCAACCTATGTCGGTGATGATGACGCGGAGAGAACTCCCGAATCGGTACTATTAATGACACAGCCTGCTATCATGCTAACCGAGAAAGGCGCTATGGATAGCGGCATTGGTTCTTTGATGGAAAGCGTAGTTGGCGATATTGATATGGAAACTAATATTGGTGATCCAACCCCGATGGGAGAGGGTGTCGGTTCGTTGATGATGGCCCAAGCAGATACGGAGGTTGGGGAACAACCTCCCGTAAATTTTAACTACGGTGGGCCTGTTCAGAGGTTCAGTAACGGGGAAGAAGTAAATAGCTACGCACAGGGCTTTCAGGACTTTTTAACTGATTCCTCCAGAAATTTGTTTGTTTCAGACGAACAGGCCTTGGATTACGAAAACCAAATAGGAAGAATAAAAGATTATCAAGAAGGTATTAACACAAGGTTTTTGATAGATTCTCTAAGCAGGGCAGTTGATGCGGAAAGAAACAAGAAACCGGGTTCTACTTTTGCTGGAAGAGCTATGGGAGCGTTCTCAGATGCTTCTGAAAATGTGCCAAAACAAAGAGAATTATCCGCTAAAGCAATAGATAATATTAACCAACAAAGATATGCTTTAGAAAGGGAAGGAACTAAAAAAGCTCTAAGTGAATTAGGGTTGTTTAGTAAAGCTCTTGTGAAAAGTCAGGCAGACGAAAAAAAAGCGGCGCGGTTACAATCTATGAAAATAGGTGAAGACGACTTAAACGCTCACGCAGGAGGGTTTGGAAGAACTAAGGATGGTAAAGTCGTTAACCCGTACAGTAAAAAATATAGGGGCCAGACTACAGAGGGCTTGGCTGAAGGTTCTTTCTTAAAGATGCTTCAAGACGGATGGCGCGGGTTGGGTTATGTATATGGTAGTACGCCCGGCCCAACTAGTCAATTTGCTACTGATATGAAACGTTTTGAAACACGGATACGCGCGAGAATGCAAATTGCAGAGTCAGAAGGAAGTGGCTTGGCGGTGGGAGAGACAAGAAAGTTAGCGGAGACTACTACACCAACATATTTTAGTGGGAATATTTTAAACCGAAAAAACCGTGCGGCAGCTATTAAACAAGCACGAGAGGGAGCGACATATGCTGCGGGTAGAGCTAGGGTAAACGCTGAAGCTATAGGTAGAATAGTAGACGGGGGTCAAGAACCATCTAGTGAAGTATATGCGCGGAATTTTCGCCAAGCACAGGCGTTTATGGACATAGCAAGAGAACTTAACGCTTATGCTCAGTTTCTTGACTCGTATGACGAAGAAAACAAGTCCTCAAAGCTCGAAGCTAAGTATGACAAGGATCATTCTTTTTCTAAGTCTTCTTATGCAAACCCTGAGAAATTACCTCTTGTGGAAGTTCCTACCGAAGAACAAAAACCTGCGTCAACAATTCAGTCAAAATCTGAGTCAGCATCTAGATTAATGGATGACATAAGAACTGGCCAAAAAGGGCCGGTTAGGGGTGAAACTGTTATTTTGGATAAAGTTTCTGTTATCGATGAAGATACTGATGGAGGGCCGACGAATACCGAGCTATTGACAGCGATAGGCCGTTCAGAAACTCAAGGTATACAAACCCCTTATACAACTTTACACGAGGAGCGTAACGGAGAAAGAGCCGTTGGCAAATACGGTATTAAACCTTCCACCGCAATTCAACCGGGTTATGGGGTGCCTACTGTTTATCAGTTGGCTAAAGATATGGATATAACCGTTCCGCAAACAATTAACAGGTATGATCCAGAAGGTTCTGAAAAACGTCGTGCCGAAAAACTTCTTTTAGATTATCCTGAACTGCAAGATGCGTTTGCTGTGGCTTATTTTAGAGGTTTAGAAAAAACCTTTGGTGGATTAAAAGAAGCTTTACTAAAATACTCTGGTTTTGATGAAGATGACGAAAATTGGAACGCACACATAGGCCGTGACAGGCGGTGGACTGAATGGTTCGAGGCCGAGGAGGTAAGTTAATGGTAGATCGCCCAACAACTTCTGTAGCTGGAAACTTTAAAGGATGGATGAAGTATTATCAGGAAAACGAAGGTTTAACTCCTTATAACGCTATAGAAAAAGCGGCTAAGTCTGCTGCTGTTGAATCAGGGTATAACGAAGAACAATTTAATTATGCCCTCGACCAAGGAGCTACTTTTAAAGATATTCTTTTACAAACTACTGATATGAGGGACATTTCGCAATTAGAGGCCGTTACAGAAGGTCTTATAACGGGTGGGGCTAGGCATGGCCCTAGTGCATTAGGGGCATGGGGAGGTATGAAAGTTGGGGCGGGTATTGGCGGTGCGGTTGGCTCAGTTCCCGGTGCTGTTATTGGTGGTATAGGTGGAGCTATATTGGGGCTGTTAGGTGGCGATTTAGTAGGCGCAGAGTTAGAAGAACTTGTTACTGATGACCGTCCTTTTTATCCAGACTTAGGAAACGAGGCTGCTTTTCAAGCTGGTCGCACCACTTCGGCAGGTCTTACCTCTATTTTACCCGCTTACAGAATGTTAAACATGGTAAAAGAGCCAGTTAAAGTGGCTAGTACTATCGCTAAAGAAGGTTTAACGGGTAAGACAATTCGCCCCACAGCTAAATTTTTAGCAAAATTATCTCAAGACGTACAAGAAAAAGGTTTACCCGCTTTTCTTCGTTTTGAAAGTCAAGTTATTCCTGCTATGGCAGGCGCGTCGTATGTTACTACAACAATAGCGCCCGATGATGAATTACTTCGCGGAAGTTCTGAAATAGCTGCTGGTGTGCTAAACCCCTTACGTATGTTTAGTTCTTTGGCAAGGGGCGGCAAAAACGCTATAGGAAAAGCAAAAAAAGTAGGGGACATTGTTGAAGATAGTCAAAAAGACAAAGCCCGTTCTTATTTAGATGACTACATAAGCAGAGAATATAGTGTCTCTGATTTTAAAAGTATAGATGAGGCGGTTAAATCACCCGATTTTATTAAAGCTTTTGAAGAGGCGGGTGACAAAACTAGTGCATATCTTAGTCCTATACCTAGTAACGAGGGAAAAGGTGATTTGCAAGTGGTGTTAGCACACCTATATAGGCAATTACCGAATAGTAAGGTTCAAGGATACACGGATTCTGTAGACACATTCTATAATATTAATAGAGCTTTAGCTAAAACTATCGGAGGGAAAGAAGGGCCAGAAGCAGCGCGTGAACTTGTTGAGAAAATACAACAAACTGAAATCCAAACTCTGTTAGGAGCATTGTATACAGGAAACCTTACAAAGTATGCTAACTTACTAAACAAAAAAACCGAAAAAATAGAAAAGATATTAGGTAAAGGTTTTCCCGCAGATTCTAAGGATGCCCAAGCCGAGATAGACAGGTTGGCAACCGAGTTAAGTAAGGCGTTTAGTGAAACTAATGTGCAGATGAATGAGGGTATAAATAAATTAGCCAACCAACTTAGTAATAAGGCACGTATGCCTACTGCAAACTTTCAGCAAATAGCTACAGATATTATGAATGGAACGACAAAAGCATATAGGACTTCATATAAAGATACATCACGTTTTGGATCAGAGTCTTTCAACAAAGCGAATGAACTGCTAAAAGAAGTTTTGGAAAACACGGTTAAGGGTAAGAAACTGAAAGGTAAGAATAAATTAGGATGGGTAATAGATAAAGAAGAGTGGAAGAAAGGCGCTTTTAATGAAGAGGGTGCAGATGTTAGAAGACTTATAGGTTTACGAACGGATTTATTAAACCGAGCAAACACTGTTAAAAGAATGCAACAGTCTGGTCCTCCAGTATCCGACGGGGAAATTGTTCTTTATGATAATTTAATAACCGCTATTTCAAAAGATATTGAAGATGCGGCTAAATTTAATCCTTATTCTTCCTTTAGTGGGACGGGCGCTCCGAACAAAAAAGCATTACAGGAATCTTTTTTTCCTAAAAACTCAGAAGAAGCTAGTAAAAACGCTGTAATAATACAAAATATGTGGAAACTAAATAGAGACAAAAACGAGTTTTTTCAACGGTCTAGTGCGGGAAAAACGCAAAAAAACTTAATAGAAAAGGACGGATACGGCGGCTCAACAGACGCTTATATAGATAAGTATTTTCAAGGTGGCGGGGGCCAAAGAATAGCAAAGGATTTTAAGCGGTTTGATGAAGTTCTAAAAGATCAAAAAGAAATACTTAAAGGGTCAGGCGTTGCGTTGAAAGATTTTCCAGTTTTTTCTGACCTTACCGAAAATTTATTGACTGCATTATATATGAAGAAAGTGGCGCTTAATCCACGCGAGATTAAAGTGAGTGCAGGAATACCCGACGAGGGAGCAGACGATTTGTTTAAGGGAGTTTCGGACACTCTCGTTGAGCAATTAGGGAAACAAGAGTTAGCTGATGATGTTTTCCCAGATTTTAGCCTAAAAGCACTAGAAGATTTTCAAAAGAACTTTAGCGGGGCGTTAAAAGGCACCGCTCTTAAAAAGCACTTAACTAAAATTGAAAAGGCAATAAAAGCCGGAGATTTTTCACAACAGAGCCATTTCCAGAATCAACTACACCTTCATGTCACTAGTCCAAAAGCATTAAGAACACAGTTGGAAAAGGAACTGCAAAGGAAATACGGTGAAAATATACTTGAAGATAAAACTTTTTTTAACACATTTGATAAAAATAAATTACCAGATGTGGGTTCGAACGAATACTCTGATAAGATTAAAAATAAAATAAGCGCCGCAATAGACTCAGCTTCCAAAAGAATAAAAAATTCTGGTAAAGACTCACAAGCTGTAGGTAGAGGTTTGTTTAACCATATTGTAGGGGAGACTCTTTCAAAATTTGATTCCGATAAAGCGGGCGCGGCATTAAAAGCTAGGGCTTTTCTTTTTGGGAAAAGCGATGATCCTCTACAAATTAAACCTTTTAAATTTAAAGACGATCCGTCGTCCATAATGGGAAAAATGGTTGAAGAGGGGCTTGTAGAGGAGATTGACTCTAAGCATTTAGACCAAATACTCTTAAATCTTGATTCAGCGCAAAAACAATTAGCGGCTCTTAAAAACACAGACCAAATAGACAACCCTAAAAACAATTCGTTATTAGCCGCTTTGTCTAAACCCCTTCAAATTGTTTTTGCTACTCTTGCTAGGATGTTTAGTACGGGAACCTTACAGGCTCCCGCAATGGCTTCCAGTTTTGCAAAAGACATTACAACAAATTTACCTACTGCATGGGCTAACAAAGCTTTGTTAGAAATATTAGAACCTCAAAACAGGAAAGATTTATCCCTGCTTTTAAGGGATGGACAAACGGGTAAGGCCGAACCTACCAAGGAGGTTGTAAACGCTGCAAACAAATTTCTTATTCGTTGGTTTGGTAGCCCTACACCACTTGCACCAACTATTTTAAGACAAGCGGAAACAAGCGAACCACAACCTAGAGGAAAAGTACGAGAACGTCCAATACCTCCACAAACAAGAACGCGCATAGCACCAAGCCAACCGTTAGTAGGTAAAATAGACACTGATCAAGCCCGTACTTACGCAGCCTTAAACCCTAATGATACAATCTCTCCGTTATTGTCACGGCTCGGTTAGGGGTTAAACCTACAGCTTATGGTGTTTAGCCCAATGGACGTTTCCGGTTTCTGGATCGACATACGCAAACACAATACCTAATTTCTTTTGTGTTGCAGTTCGTTTTCTTGAAATACGGGTTTTTTGGTTACGGCCTTTCAGGAATCTTTTTGATTCGCTCTTAACATCGACCATCAACACTTCTGGATTCGGCTCGGGTTTCAGAGCTATGATATCCGCAGGCCCATGTGCAAAATCATTAGAGTAAATAAAATAACCTCTACTCAACAACTCTAATTTTACTATAGTTTCTGCGGCGTTCCCAAGTAAATGTGTGCTGTTAGCGTTTCGTGAAACTTCATTGTGCTTCTGTAGCATTTTCTCGCCATCCGTAGTTTTTTTATAGTTTAAATTATTTTTGTAAAAAAAAGCAATTAAATATTGACTATCGCATAAACTATGCTATATTAAGGTCTGGCTTATAAAACCGAGGATTGGCCTTCCTCTATATGACGACCTTAGAAAGGGTGAAAAATGCAAAAATCAGTAGATCAGTTATTTGAGGATTCGGCTCCTGCAAAAGAGCAAGATTCTTTTTTAAATATTAGTGAAGTTGGAATGTCGGGGGTTAGCAAACTTGCTCATGCGGCACAACGTCAACTTAAAGAAATCGACGAAGCCGAGGCTGCTTTAAAAAAACTTAAATCAGTATACCATAAAAACATTACCGAAACCTTACCCGATCTTATGGCAGAGTTCGGTATTAGTGGCTTTACGCTTTCGGACGGTTCTTCAATATCCGTGGTTCCAACGGTGGGCGCTCACATCTCTAAGGCCCATCAAGAAGAAGCCTTTAGCTGGCTTCGGGAAAATGGGTTTCAAGACCTTATTAAAAGTGATGTGAGTATGAGTTTTAGAAAGGGCGAGGATGGTAGACGCGCTGATTTTATAGAACTTGCTGAATCTCAAGGGCTTGCAGTTTCCACAAAAGAATCTGTGCATCCGATGACTTTAAAATCATTTGTAAACGAAGAAGTTGTAGTAAACGGCAGGAATGTTCCGACAGAATTATTCGGGGTATTTACAGGTCAAAAAGCAGTTATAAAATAGGAATAAGAATCATGGCAAAACAATCAGTAGCAAAAAAGAAAATTCACGAAGTAGTTTTAACCGAAGTAGATAATTTGTTTGAAGCACATGCTGGGGAGGGACTTGCAACCGCCCCAACTGATACCGTTATTCCGCTTTTAAAAATCTTTCAAGATCAGACGAAAGCGGATATTAAACAGATCTTAGTCGATAAGGGTGGTAAGCCGGGAGACATCTTCAACAACGTGACTTACGATATTTTTAAAGGTGATGAAGGTGTTCTTGTCGTACCGTGCGGATTTAACAGGCGCTATCTCGTTTGGCCCGGTGGCACTATCGAAGGTGGAAGACCTCCCTTAGATGTGTTCTCGCCAGCCGATCAGCTTCCAGAAACGCAGCTTAATGCTCAAAATCCTGACGACAGGAAGCTATACATCAAGGGAAGTTCTGATGGTCGTTATATGGAAGAACAAGCGAACCATTACGTGCTTATCATTAAAGACGATGGTGGGATTGAACCAGCTATTCTAGTTATGAAATCTTCACAGTTTAAAAACTCGAGGCGTTGGAACTCTATCATCAATGCACAAACGCGAACCGGTGCGAACGGTAATATTTTCACGCCACCTCGGTATGCTAATATTTATCGTATTGCGACAACTGATGAAACGAACGCGAAAGGTAGTTTTAAGGGATTTGTAATATCACATGAATCGCAAGTTAGCGGAGATCAAGGACACTTGGTTGAACGTGCAATGGCGTTCGCTAAAACCGTTGAAGAAGATAACATTTCGGATAGTAGTTTTAATGAAGAAAGTTCTTCTAAACCAGCGCCCGACATAAACCCCATAGCATCCGTCGTAGATTAGGATTGAGGAGGCGGCGCAAGCCGCCTTTTCTTTAGGGTACTGTTATGCGTGACGAAACTCGCAAATACATAGATGTCTTTAGTGGACTCGATGATGCTTACGCTATTTTGTTTTACAAAACAAACGTAACAAACAAAAACGGAAAGCGTGAAGGGTACAACATTGTTTTTACTAAAGATGAAAAAAACAACTACTTAGACAAAGACGGAGTTATTCAACCTACCTTTGAAGAAGCGGTAGAAGGACACTTGACTGGGAGTGGTCCTAGTGTCGCAGTGTTTCCTACAACACGTAGCAATACGTGCGGGTTTGGTTGTATCGACATTGACGAGTATAAAGACCTTGACCTACAAAATATCATAGACAATATAAAAAACCTTAACCTTCCGCTAGTGTTGTTTAGATCAAAGTCAGGGGGTCTACACGCCTACTTGTTTTCTAAACCAGCGGTCAATGCTGCAACAATGCAAGACGCTTTAAAAAACTTGAGTTCTTTACTCGGGTATTCTAACTCGGAGATATTCCCAAAGCAGGCGGAGTTGCTGCCAAGTGACATAGGCAACTGCCTCAACGCACCCTACGACAATGCCGAAAAGTCTACACGACATGCTTACAAGGCAGACGGTTCCAGAGCCACGCTAGACGAATTTTATGCTTTGTACGAAGAGTATGTGCAAACGCCGGATCAAATCACGGCCCTTGGGTCTTACATGCCTTCTGAGCAGAGTTTGTTTGAGGACGGACCTCCTTGTTTAAATATTTTAACGCAGGAAGGCAAAACTATTGCTTCTGGCAACCGCAACAACGGATTGTTTAATATCGGCGTGTATTTAAGACTTAGGTATCCTGATAGCTGGGAAACCGAGATATACGACTATAACAAAAAGGTGATTGATCCTCCGCTTAATCGCACCGAGATCGAAACACTAATAAAATCTTTATCTGGAAAAACATACCATTATAAATGTTCAGACCAGCCTATATGTAACCATTGTAATAAAGAGGTTTGCCTTACGAGAAGATTTGGGGTAGGCGGAGATAAGATATGTACTATAACCAATCTCCGTAAATACGACTCTGAACCACCCCTATGGATACTGGATATAAACTCAAAAGGGCTAGAGCTTTCTACCGACGAGCTTTTAGACCAAAACCGTTTTGCTCGTGCCTCTATTGAGCAGCTTAACCTTCTTCCTCCTACGGTAAGCAAGAGGACATGGCAAACCACCCTGACAGAGCTTTTGTCTCAAATGGTGGAGTACCAACAAATACAAACAGTTTCGCCCGAGGTTTCGCTTAGAGGACAGTTTAACGAGCATCTAAGGGACTTCCTGCATTCGCAACAAAGCGAGAATAAAGAAGAAATTTTATTACGACGACCTTTCTATGACGAAGAACGAAAGGAGTATGTATTTCGGCTCAAGGACCTTGACGCTCATTTCAAGAGGGCTAAGTTTATTGCCTATAAATCCTTGACCAGCATTTCTGCTCGCTTACGGGAACTAGGAGGAGAGTCTGCACAACTAAAGCTAAAGGACAACAGGAACATACGTGTATGGAAGATTCCCGAAGAAGATTCAGACACCGAGATAACTGCGGCGGAGTTTAAAGAAGAAGAGGTTCCGTTTTGACCATACGAAGAATCTTTGGCCCTCCCGGTTGTGGCAAAACTTCTTTTTTGCTGGAACAGGTAATGAAGCGTTTAGAAGATGGCGCTCAACCTTTAACTATTGGTTATCTTGCTTTTACGCGAAAGGCGCGGCAAGAAGCTAAACAAAGAGCTATAAAGACTTTAGGGTTAAAGGAAGACGAAGCAGAAGACCAGCTTATGTACTTCCGTACTTTGCATTCGTTAGCCTATAAACTGTTGCCTAAAACAAACACGCGGCTTTTAACTACGGCAGATTTATCTAAGTTTGGACGCAGGGTGAATTTAAGCTTTCAAGCTAATCTTGACGAAGAGCAACGTATAAAAACAAACGACCCTGTAGTTAATTTATTAAATCTATATCGCGTTAAGAAAACAACTTTAAGGCATGAGTATAACCAAACCAAGCTTAAAGAAACGTGGGAGCATGTAGATTTTATAGACCGCTCTTATCGACAGTTTAAAGAGTCCCTTTCTTTAATTGACTATACAGATTTGCTAACTGCTTTTGAGTCGCAAATGGATTATCTGCTTCCCAAAAATTTTAATTTGATTTGTGTGGATGAAGCACAGGACTTAGCTCCTATACAGTGGGCTATTGTTGAAAAGTTAAAAAACCATACGAAAGACCTTATGGTTGCTGGTGATGACGACCAAGAAATATTTTCTTGGGCCGGTGCAAGCGGAAAGCATTTCCTAGAATTTGAATCTGAAGATACTTTGGTTTTATCGCAATCCTACCGCGTTCCCAGATCAGTTCATAAATTAGCTGTTTCTATTACTGACCGAATACCTTCCTCACAGAGACAACCTAAAGAATACCTACCTAAACCATACGAAGGCTCTGTTAACCGAATTAACTCCCTACAGGAAATTGATTTTGCTTCAGGGGAGTGGTTGGTTTTAGCCCAAGCAAATTATATGCTTGATGCTGTAGCAGAAGAACTAAAGAGCGCAGGGTATTTGTTTAGCAGAAATGGTAATCGCTCTATTAGCTACAACCTAACCACCGCTATTACTGGATGGGAAAGTGTTCGTAAAGAGGGCAGACAAATACCTGTGAGTTCCGCCAAAATAATGTATAGTTATATGAGTGGGAACGGAGGCAGGATTAAAAGAGGATTTAAAAAAATAAGTTTACCTGACGAAGAGTTATTGACGTTTGAGGATTTGCAAACACACCACGGACTTTTAGCGAATAGGAATGAAATTTGGTCCGAGGCTCTTGACCATAAAAAGTTTACTGTAGATAAAACATACATAACTTCTATTTTAAGAAAAGGTCAGGACAGTTTTCATACAAAAACCCCTCGTATTCAACTTAGTACAATCCACGGCGCAAAAGGTGGTGAATGTCAAAACGTAGTTCTATATCGGGACTGCACTACCGCTAGTTTGCAGAACAGTGAGAGCAGCGAGTTAAACAGGGTTTTTTATGTTGGGTTAACCAGACCCACAGAAAATCTTTATTTAGTGGAACCACAAGATGCTAACAGGAGCTTTATCATATGAATAGAAATGAAATTTTGTTGGAAGCACAACGCTTGATAAATACCGATAGAGCAGAAATTTATGGCCCTGCTCTAGAGAACCATCGAGACATCTGCACTATGTGGCAAGTGGTTATCGACCGATGCGAGGGACGATTAAAACCGCATCACGTTGCACTTATGATGGCTCTTTTAAAAGTAAGCAGGTTATGTCGGACAGAAACAAATGATTCATTTGTTGACGCAGCAGCTTACATAGCGTTAGCTGGAGAAATGTTTGAAACCCAAAGCACTACACAACTGGAATTATTAAAGTAAATGGTACGTAGTCATCTGGCAGACACGTTAAATTTCGGAAGTAAGTCGGAAGGCGACTGGCTTCCTCCTGAAATAGACTCCTTACCAAATATAGATCAGCCCATACGTTTTTTGGCACTTGATGTCGAGACAAATGATCCACTGCTTAAAAGCCACGGTCCTAGCTGGAAATTTCCAAACCAAGGGTTTATTTGTGGCATAGCTCTTGCTACAGCAGATTGGGAACTTTACTTACCCATACGCCATGATTCAGGAAACCTACCTGTTTCCAGCGTTAAGAAATATGTGCAGCGAGCGTTAGATAATACTGAGAATTTAATTTGCCATAACGCCAGTTATGATTTGGGTTGGCTTAAACGAGAAGGGTTCAAGGTCGATGGTCCTCGGATTATTTGCACAATGGTTACGGCTGGATTATTGGAAGATCGTTATTCACTCAGCCTTAATAGTGTGGCGTTCGACTATCTCGGAAAAATAAAAAGCGAGCAAGAACTCAAGGAGGCAGCCGCATCGTTCGGCTACTCTAATCATAAAGCGAATATGTATAAATTACATTCGTCCTTCGTGGGTGCTTATGCAGAGTGGGACGCTCGGCTCTGTTTTGATTTATTCGTACAAAAACAGCAGTCTATGCTCGTTGAGCAAGATCTAAATGAAGTCTGGAACTTGGAAACGGAATTACTACCAATCCTTGTAGAGATGACCTTTCGTGGCATACGGCTAGACATAGAGCAAGCAGAAAAAACCAGAGAGATTATTAAGAAGCGTGAAAAACAAACGCTCTCTAAAATTAAAAAGCTGACGAACACTAATGTAGAAATCTGGGCGGCTCGTAGCATTGGAAAAGCGTTTGATGAACTTGGGTTAGAGTATCCACGAACAGCAAAAAGTAAAGAACCTTCTTTCACCAAGAACTTTTTGTCCGAACACGAACACCCCCTTGCTGCTTTAATTCTAGAAGCACGGGAACTGAATAAAGTATCAGGAACTTTCCTTGACGGTTTGTTAGAAAAAGCGTGTGTCAACGGGCGCATCCATCCTGATATACATCAAATAAAATCTGAAGCAGGGGGAGCTATTACGGGACGGCTGTCTATGTCAAACCCCAACGGCCAGAACTTTCCTGCGCGGAACAAAGAGGTTGCCGGATTAATTCGCGCTTTGTTTCTGGCTGAAGAGGGAGAGAAGTTTTGTTCAATAGATTACTCACAGCAGGAACCCTTAATCCTTTTGCATTACGCAAAGATTTTAGGCGACCTCAGAAATGATCCGATACCGGGCGTTCAGCAATTCGTAGATTCGTTCCATAAAGATGATAGTGTGGATTTTCACACGCTCGTGAGTCAGGTTGCTTCAATCCCTAGAAATACCGCCAAAACTATAAATCTGGCTTTGATGTATGGAATGGGAATCCAAAGACTAGCTGATTCGTTAGACTTAACTTTTGAAGACGCTAAAGAACTTATAAAAAGATACCATGCTGAAATACCTTTCGTGAAGGAAGTTTCCACCTCTATTCAAAATCGTTTAAAATCTCCTTCGTCGAATGGGAGCATTCGTTCGTTAAAAGGACGTAAGTCACGCTTCGACAAATGGGAGCCTGCTGGATGGTCTAAGCAAATACAGAAATCGTTTACGCTCAAGGAAGCTATAGATTTCTATGGCCCCAACACACAATTGCAACGCTCTGGATTATATCGATGCACTAATCGTTTGATTCAATCTTCGGCGGCGGATATGACCAAACAAGCGATGGTTAATATCTATAAAAATCACGGTAAGATACCCCTCCTTTCTATTCACGACGAGCTTGCTTTCTCGGTTGAAGGAAAAGCAGAAGCTGAAATGCTCTCTAAAGAAATGATAGAAGCTATTCCCCTAGAGGTCCCTATTTCCACCAGCATAAAGATCGGTGAAAACTGGGGAAACATAAAAGAAATAATTTGAATAAAAAGCTTGTTTATGCGATAAATATCGTATATATATAATATTCAACTTAAACCTTCAGGGAAAATTTTATTATGGATTTAATACGTTACAAATCAGTTATTATAGCACGGCCTAATTACGAACAATTAAAAGTACTAGCCAAGCTTAGTGGTGGTTCTATTACAGCTACCATTCAAGAAATGATGACTTATTATTTTGAAAATGCTTTAGACGAAAAAGATTTAAAGATCCTCATTGAGGAAACTGATGAGTTCAGAAGAGAGATGAACTCTCCGTGGGTTGGTTATGAAACCCATCGACAAAAAACCCTGAAGGATAATTCCTTAAATTCTTACAGAACCAATAGTAATGCAGACTAGAGTTTCTTCTTTAATAGAAGCTAACGCTAACTCTTTTATAGGGTTGTTGATTAGCTACCTGTTTACTCTGTTTTGTCTGCCGTGGTTTGGTCTTCACCCAGACCCACTGGACGCAGGGTGGATCACGCTCTGTTATTTCTTTCTTAGTACAGGACGTTCCTTTATCATTCGGAGGTTTTTTAATGCGAAAGAAATTTGATTTTTATCCAACGCCAGATTCGATTATAAGGGAAATTTTAGTTCGCTTGCGCTGGCGCTCCCCAAAACCGTGGGAACCGTTCCAAGGGGATGGCCGGTTTAGCAAACAGATCACGGAAATGCTTGGGGTTGATCCTGTGGTGGGAGATATTACAACCGGACAAGATTTCTTTTCTATAAAAGAAGCTCCTGCCCCTGACATTATTTCTAACCCACCCTTTAAAGACATTCGCAACGTCATAGATCATGCCTTTGCTATAGGCGTAGAACGCATGGCTTTAGTTTGTAGTCCGACTTTGTTTGCTTGCAAAAAAGGGTTTGACCAATTTCACAGGCATCGTCCCTCTCGGTTTTGTCACTTGTCATGGCGGGAAGATTATTTAGGTAAGGGAGGTTCGCCAGATCGAACGCTTGCTGTGGCATTCTGGGAAGACCCAGTTAATACAAAGCACACCGAGTTTGAGGTGTGGGAAAAATGAAAACAAAACCTTATGAGCATCAGCAAAAGATGCTTGACCAGCTTGTCAAAGAGGATCGATCCTGCTTTGGTCTGTTTTGGGAAATGGGTTTGGGCAAGTCCAAGCTTGTGGTTGA